TCTCGTGGGCTAGGAGATGTGTATAAGAGACAGGTGCTATACTTATACAAGTATATAAAATGCACAAATAATTCCATATACTTATATAAGTATTTTGGTAATTATTCCGGGTTGTAAATATACTTATATAAGTATATAGTAACATCATAAGGAACAGAAAATAAGACAGACCAATAAAGTTATACGCATTATCCGCATTTTAGGAGGTAAATAATTATGAAACAGTATAAAGGATATTATATCGACCATGTGATTTTTAATAGCACCGCTGAAATTGATGTTTTCATCAAGAAACAGGCGGTTGAGCATCATAACCGCCTTAGTAAGATGTTTTTGGAACATCCAAGCATGGAATTAAGTAGTATGATGTCTGATTCCGCCGACCGTCTGCATAACCTTTTCAGCTTCTCTTATGAAGAGATTGAAGAAATGGAAATTGCAGCTATGGCATAAAAATAACCCCCAAGGCATAAGCCAAGGGGGCATTTTTATTTACTGCATATTCTGTTATTTTGTGCTTTCTGCAAGTGTCACAACCGCCGGGGTTGTCTGCTGTTTATTCTCAATGTATATTGTAAGATTCTCGTTGGCTTCCCATTTCTTTTTTGCTTCCGCTAATACAGATTCTGCAATCTGTACCAACTGCTTTTCTGTAAACAGGATTCTAACCACGCTCGGAAGATATGCGTACATTTTCGCAACTACTTCCGACAACTTAACAATTCCCGTGCCGGCCCCGCACTCTCCCTCGGCATCCGTCACAAACTTAATTGCAATCTGCTTTAATATCTTTGTCTGTCCTGTCTTAATCAGATAGATAATTAAAGCAATGACGATTACGATAAGTAATACCGAATCCCAATTCATAAGTAACCATTTTAAAATCTGCATAATATTTTCCTCCGTTTTTGTGACCGAATCGGTCTATTTTACATCTGCTGCATTAACCCAACCATACACACCTTTACCGTCCTGTGATACGCAATGATAAGGGTGTGTACCTTCGGTATTTACCCCTGTTACCTTACAGGTGCTTACTACGTCCTTTTCCTTGGCTGCGTATTCTGCCGTAGAAGAGATATAAACCCCTCCGCCTGTGAATGTTACTATATCGCCTTTTGAAACCCCTGTATGCGTTTCCTGTGGCTTCTGCGGTGTATTCTGTTTCTCTTCCGTCTTGGCGTTTGATACGTCCGCTAAATTACTTTCCTTTACTGTTTCGTATACTTTGCTTCTACGGCTTTCATATTGCCCCATTGTGGCATCTTTCAGAGCGTAGGCGTGTATTTCTTCAAGTCCTACCTTTTCCGCCCCTCCTGTGGCTTCTGCTGCCGTCTTGGCAATGCGTGAACTCGCACCGCTACCGCCTTGGTTCTCCAAGTCTGCAAAATAGGCAAGTGCTTTTAAGGATACCAAGCCGATTTTTACGCCGTTCTTTACATATCCTGTAATATCTGCATCCGCCAAATCGTCCTGTACTTCCTTTCCGTCCTTAGTTGTTAGCAGTTTGGATATTGCCTTGGCTTCCTCTTCTGTTGCTTCTCTCTCCTGTCTATTCCACGCATCTACGCTACTTCCGGCAATCTCTGTATACAGGGCATCCCCTAATATCTCCTTTGCTCGTTCCTGGTCCTTTTCAACAATGGACTTTAAAAGGGGCAATGCCCTGCCCCAATATGCGTTCCATTGGCACTTACCTATGCTCATTCCGTGGTTGTTGTCGTTTCTGTTTACGCTTCCGTAATTACCCTCCTGTGAGCAGATAATACCGCTTGCAATCTTAACAACCTTTTTTACCTGTGCTGCCGTTACTGCCATAGTGTACCTCCTACTTTCTTACGTTTGCCTTATCAACCCATCCATAAACGCCCTTACCGTCCTGTGAAATACAATGATAAGGGTGTGTGCCTTTGGTATTGATTGCCGTAACCTTACAAGTGCTTGTTTTGTTTACCACCTTGGTTGCCTTTGCTGCCGTAGAAGAAATATAAACCGCTCCGCCTGTAAATGTTACTGTGTCGTTTTTGTCAATCGCTCCGCTGTCTGCATTTGTGTTTCCGCTTCCTGCGTTGCTGTTTCCTGCTCCGCTATCCGCAATACCCAAGGTCTTTAAGATTCCTTTTGCGTATGCGATGCCAAAAGTTCTCTGTTCCTCCAAAGTATCCGCCTGTGCTGCGTCTGCTGCATTGTCCACAAATACACCCTCGCAAATAATAGATGGTGCTTTAATACAACGGATAAATCCGTAATAATCAGACCCGGACGAATTAAGACGGGTCTTTAGTCCCCTGCTATTCTGTCCGATAGCCTTTACTTCTGCTTCGATATTCTGTGCAAGGGTCTTAGATGTACCGCCTTTGTGGTAGTGGTATGCCTCGAATCCGTCCCCGCCTCCAGCGTTGTTGTGAATGTCAACCGCCAAATCCGGGCTAAATGCGTTGCACTCTCTGATTTCCTCGGTTAATGGGTCGTTTTCATCTACTGTACGGCTCATTTTGACAGTTACGCCGTTTGCCTGTAAATAATCACGGCAAGCCAACGCCATATTAAGGTTTACATCTGCTTCCTTAATGTACTTGACCGCTCCCGGGTCACTTCCTCCATGTCCTACTCCTAAAAATACTTTTTTCGCCATATGGCATTACCTCCTTAAATATTGATGTTGTTTAAATCAACAGAAATATCCTTAGTTTCCTCCGGGTATCCCTTTTTGATTTTGATAATGTTTTCTGCCTTGGCTTTCCAACAATACAAGGCAATTACTGTAGTGGTCGGGGTTGCTATGTATGTGGCAAGCACCCCGAATTGTGAATAGTCGATAAATGTTACTTTGATACCGATATACAGGCCCACAAAGTAAGTAAAAAGGACTGCGACCAATACAAGTTTTGTAAAGTTCGGCTTTGGAAGTTTCTTTTTACTTCCGTCCTGCAGCTTTCTGCATAACTTGTCTTTGTTCGCAATCCTAAAAAGCAAATAAAAAACAAAGAATCCTATAGCAATGTCAAGGATTCCGCAAATAAGATATTTCATATTCTGTTTTTCCTCCTACGTTTCCTGCCCGTGTGCCTTTTGATTGATATGTTTTTCAATCTTTCCTATGGCTTCTGTGACCGGTCCATTACATCCTTGTTCTTTAAGTCCTTTCAGACACGCCAATACCGCATAAGTGAGTAAACATAATTCATCTTCCATTGCCTTTATGTCCTCTTTCTCCTGCTTCTTTAAGTCCTCAATGTCGGCTGTCTGTTTCTGTTGTGCTTGAAACCATTTGATAATTTTGTATGCGACCGCACCAATAGCACCTAACGCACCTAATACGCTTGCAATCGTAATTATTGTTGCTGAATCAATATACATTGTCTGTAATTTCCTTTCGTTGCTTCTTTTCCACCATGCCATTTTCTTTAAACATAGTGTTAAGACTCTGCCTAAGTCCGTAGCTGTCGCAATGTGACAGGATACCCCGGTATGATGCTACCGAACGGTCTAACCTGTCTTTTCTTTCTTCTCCTGCCTTTACCTTTACAATCTGCCGTTTAAGATTCCGCTTGATTTTTACCGCCGTTTTCTTCTTTAATCTGCGGTGTGTGGCCCATATTCTGAATCCAACAAAATCAACTCCCATGCTGCACGGTCTTATAGCTGTCTTATTGTTCAAATCTAGCCTTAATTCATCTGCTAAAAATGTGCTTAACAACTCTTTTACCTCCGCTAAATACTTCTTATCATGGTGGAGTATGATAATATCATCCATATATCGGATGTAGTAATGTAATCCCAACTCATGCTTTGCGTATTGGTCTACCTCATTAAGGTAAATGTTTGCAAACATCTGTGAGGTAAGGTTGCCTATCGGCATCCCTTTATTACCTAGCCTGTCCGATACCTCCACTTCGTCCGGCTCTTTTCCGGGCGGTAATCCAAAATTCATAGATTCGCAATTTATAATCTTTTTCAACAGGTTGAGCAATCGTTGGTCTTTAATCCTGCGTGCTAAAATCTTTAATAAAATATCGTGGTCTACCCTGTAGAAATACTTTGATATATCCATTTTCAGATAATAGTACCGTTCCGGCTTCCTTTCGGTCTGCCTTAACCAATACTGCAACCTGTCGGCTGCCTTATGCGTTCCCTTGCCCTTGCGACAGGCGTAGGAATCAAAGATAAATGTCTTTTCGTACAATGGAAATAACTGCCTGTAAATCGCCCATTGTACTATCCTGTCCTTAAATGGTAAGGACATAATAAGTCGTTTCTTCGGTTCATAAACATAAAATGTATGGTATTTCCCTACCTCGTATGTTTCGTAAATCAAGTGATTCTGAATATTTATTAACTGCTCTTCGTAGTTGCGATTGAAAATCAATACATCATCCCTGTACCTCTTTCCTTTTCTCGCTTCCTCCCAAGCCTTATGTAAATTTTCAAAATCATAAATCTTTTCGTATATGTTCTTTATGCTTTGCATTGCATACCTCTTGTAAATTTGTGCCGTACAAACCTAATCAGTTTTTAACCCTTTCGGACGTGACAAATATATTTCTTTTCGGCTTATGCTTACTAACTGTCTTTACGGCAATTCAATCTTTTTCCTGCCTACAGGAACGGAAAATAACCCCTTTAACCCTGTTTGTACTGTCCTTGCGGTCGTAACCATAAGGCTTCTTGACATAGGGGGCAGAGCGGAGCGGAAACCAATGTTATCGTTCGAGTTGGAACGAGGGTTATTCAAGTTGAGAGCGGACGGACCCGAATTGGAAGTATTGTTGAACGCCGACCCACGGATAGGCAACCACCGTAACTTTGTGATTATTTCCCTATGTATTTTTATCTCTGCTTTTCCCTACTGTTGACCCATTCCGAATAACCGCCTATCATTCGACCGATTTCGTCTACCTTTCGCATCCATACTTCCCAAGTATGGAAATTCAAACAAGGCTTTTGGTTTTGGTATAGGTTCGGGTCTTTTGCAAGTCTTAGCAGATTTCTTAATACATCAACTTCAATATCTAAATCCTGCAATGTGGTTTTCTTGTGGTACTTCTTTTCAAGCCGTACCGCCATTTCCAACATTGTATACATTGTCTTTCTTATATCGCCTGCAAGTACATACCTTTCCGTTTTCGGAAAGTCCTTTAATTGAGGGTTGCCGTACAATATCATTTCATAAATCTTTTCCTTGATATGAAAAATATCGTTTCCGTTATGTTTCTTTTCTTCCTGTTGTATCTCTTCCACTTTTGCAACCGCCTAACTGTAATGTATTTGCTATAAAGGGCGTGCTATCGCACGCCCTATCAGTTTTTCAGTGTTCAGTTTACAGTTACTCAACAAAAGCGGAGCGGAAACCAACGCTAACGTTCGAGTAGGAACGAGGGTAATGCAAGTTGAGAGCGGACGGACCCGAAAAGGAAGTATTGCGGAACGCCGACCCACGGATAGGCAACCTTTCGCCGTGGCATCTCATCCAAATCTGGTCGTTGCCGTATCCTGTTACACCGCTGTCCGGGTATAATCCAAGTGCAATAAGCAACTTCGGAATAGTTACCCCGGAAGCTGCCCCAAGGCTCTTAAATGCAATATTTCTGTAGGTATCTCCACTTGTAGGGAACTCAACCTTTGTATTTACTCTAATTCCTGCGGATGCACTTGCCTGGTCTAACTTTAATGTGCCTGCCGTTCCCGGCTCTACTAAAGTTCCGTCCGGCTTAATTGCTTTCCAAAGTGTGCTTTCTGCCGACATATCGCAATCAAGTTTCATAGAGTTGCCATAAGGGATAATCTGAATCTCTCCATCCATAAGGCGTAATCCACCGATCCACTCCCAAAGGTTGCCGTTAATGTCCGCAATACCCGACATATCGTGATTGTGATACCATGTAGGCTGTCCGCTTCCTGTAAGTGTTCTCTGCGTTTCTCCCTGTGGCATTGTTCCCCTCTCGTAAGGGTGGTAATAATCCTTGCCGTAGTTTGTATTTCCGTGCGGTACAGTACCCATTTTCTGTGATAACAGGTTAAGGTACGCAAATACTCCTGTCTGATTCAAGTGCCAACCTGCACCTTTCTTTTTACAAGCTGCTACAGACTGGTCAAAGTTGATATAGTTTCTAGGCAGGTATCCGCCTAAAGAATATGCACGGTCATTTTCTACAATATTGAGGAACTTAGACACATAAATTACGCTCTTTTCCTCTCCGTCCATAATCCAAAACGGTAATGTTTCATCTGTTCCGCCTGTGATTACATCACTATACTTTGCCTTTGGTACTGCTACCATAATGCTAGGCATCCCGGTATCATCAAAAATTACCTTGTTGTTTGCACCAAACTGTGCTACTGCACCCTGTAAATCGTCAAAGTTTGCCATTGTATTTTATCCTCCTTAAAATTAAATTAACGCCCATAATACAAGCGTACATTTCTTCATGTCGAACGGTACAGGTTCACGCTTTGTAATCGCCTTTCCGTCCTCGTCCTTTTCTCCTGTATCCACAATCTCATATTCCCTTGCCGGGATAATGACCTGTGCCACATACTCCCTTGCTTCGGTATTCACGCCAACGGTTAAGCCGTCCTGTGTATCCTTGCAAATATCAAGCGTTACCTCTTCGTCACGCTCTCGGTTCTTGATGTTTACCATTAAATCATCATCCCCGAAAATAATTTTTGTCGTGGATACGTCATAGGCGATTTTCTCGCCCTCGTTTTTCTCAACTACAATAATCTTTGCTGCTGCCATTATCTGTTACCTCCCCTTCTTCTTAATTCTGCGTAGGCTTCCTGCGAACGCACCGCAATGTGTTCTGCTGCTTCCCTCTGTGTTGCTGTGGCATTACCTCTTACTCCATAAGCCTGTAATACTGCTGCCGTATTTGCCTTTCTTTCATCACTTTTGATAATTACATTTGCCATTATGCGTAACCTCCCTGTACCGTGCATTTTACCGTTACTTCCTTGGCGGCCCCGGTGTACTCAATCTTGAATCCGTTTAACTGCTTATCTGTAATGTGGATTTCTCCTACACCTCCTGCGTCCTTTGCTTCTGCTTCGACATTTACGGTATAGTCCAAATTGCCCCTTGGTGTAGCGAGTGCAAGGGTCTTTTTGGAATTGTTAAAAGGGTATGATTTTGTATTGGTAAGGGTTGCTTCTACAATCTCTCCCTGTAATCCCTTAATCCTGCTTTCTGCTGCACCAAGTTTAAGCATTGCAAGATTGGCAATTAACCCAGCGGATAATATCCTCTCTTCCAAGTCGTTAAAGTTCTGTGCGTTCTGCGGTGTTCCCTCCTGCACTACTTCGCCCTCTACGGCTTCGTGTGTAATAGTTCCGTCTGCGTTCTGCACTTCCCTGTAGCGGTTGGAATACTGCGTTACATGGTCTTTCCAAATCTTAAATAATCCCATTTGCTCTATTCCTCCTTAAAATTAAAACTGAATCGGTACAACACACCCTGTTGCGTACCTTTTAACTTGATTGCTTCGCTCTTTTCCGCCCACAACTTACTAGCCGTATCGTACAACTGAATTTTCGTAATTGTTGTGGTCCCCGATGCTTCCGGGGTAATGGAAATACTCAACGCTACCCTGCCGTCTTTTAGGCGTTCTCTTGTTAAGATTTTTGCCTTATGCATAGTACCGCCATACTCGACCATAGCGTAAGCAATGTTGGTTTCTACAAACTGCTTGAAACTCTCTAAGGCTCTTTCTGTCAGCATTTCTTTACTCTCCTTTACTTTTATTTGCTATAACCGATTCTTACCGCAACGCTTTACCTCGTATTGGTAGCTTTCGGTTTCTGCCGTGGTTGCCATTCCCTTATCAGATATTCCGGGTTTTGTGTTTGTATAAGGTTCTGTACCTGTTTTTTTCTGTCCTGTCATATCTGTTTCATAAGGGTATTGTTCTGTTTCGGTGTCTGCCACCGTCTGTATAGTTCTGTCCTTTACAGTTACCGCCCTGTCGGGTGCTGTTCCTGTAAAGATGCTTTCAAATGGATAGGCTTGTGCTTCCGCTTCTCCAACTGCTTCCATATCTGCCGTTTGATACTGTATATTTCTATCCGGCTTTGTTCCTGTAAGGTCTGAATCAAACTTATACGCCTGTCCTGTAGTCTGTGCGGTTATTCCCTCCTGTGCTACACCTCCTGCCGTGTTCCTCTGCGGTATCGTTCCGGCTTTCGCTTGTCCTGTCTGATTGCTCGTATATTGGTATCCTGTTGTGTCCGATTCGGTCACAATCTCGGTATCCTTTGTTGCAAATGTAATATTCCTGTCCGGCTTCGTTCCTGTCGGTGTAAATTCTGCCGTATACCCCGTTGCCTGTGTCATTACATCTATGACCGCATCTTCGACCGCACCAACCGTATTTCTGTGTGGTTCTGTACCTGTCTTTAATTGTCCTGTCATAGGCACGGAATATAGCCAAAATTCCGTTTTAGGCATCACTACCACAGTAATAGACCCTTGATAATAAAGACCGTCTAAATGAGCCGTTAAACGCTTGTATATATCAACTGTCTTTATAATCTCGTCATAGTCTGCTGCAACCCTCGATTCTGTCGTATCAAGTACAATACGGAATCTGTACGGTTTTCCTCCGTAGTCGAACCACTCTTCTATCTCACTTTTTGGGTGTATTCCACCTAAAGCCATTTCAACGGCTGCCTTTGTACCTAATTTCTGATGCACTCTTACGCTATCCCGGATAATCGCTCTTTTCGCTTCTATCGGATAATCGTAATCATACCAATCTACATGGAGGTCATACGCTAATACATCAAGCCATGTTTCCGACAACTCATTTATATTTGCGTATATGATATTCTTTTTTGTCTGCTCTACTGTTTGGTGTAGTTCGTCCGCTATGAGCCGACCTAACGCAACCATTTTTTCATCTTTTTTTAGGGCGGGCGGAAATGTAGCATAAAAATCCGCATCTTTTAAGTTATTCATCCTCTACCCCTCCGAATGTCACGGTGCATTTTTTCAATACCGCAACGCTTCCTTTTGGTATTTTCGTAAATACAGGCTTTGTAATCTCTATCCTCTTGATGCCCGAATCCATAAGAATGGCATTAAAATAGGACGGGTTAATATCCCGCCCCATTTTTGAGGTCTGCCATAATTCGTAGCTTTCCACCGCTAAATCAACCGCCCTTTTGATTTCCTTGGTGCTTGCTTCTTTGTTTTTTGGTATGTAATAAGTTGCTTCAATATCAAAATCAACCGTTGTTGGTGCTGCAACTATTACCTTGTCTGTCATTGGTCTTATATTGTCAGCACTTAAATACTCCTGTACCTCTTTTATAAGTTCCTCACTTGGCAATTCTCCGCCATATAGCATAATTCTTATGTCCGCCACTCCGTCCTCCGGGCTTTCTGCGGATACATCACTTATTTGTGAGGATACCGCCTTGGCGTGGTATGTGTAACTACCTCTCGGTCCGGCTGTTGTGTAGCTTTCCTCGGATTCTCTCATGCGGTTGTAATATGCCGTGTCGCTTTCTTCTCCGCTTCCTCCTGCTGTTTCTGTCGTGTTCGTCACTTCCTTAAAGTATAAAAATTCTTCTGTAACAAGTTTGCTTACCTGTCCGGGTGTAAAGCCGTTTCCGTCCTCTCCTAATGTGGTGCATACCGCTTCTACCTCTGCGTATGTCTGTCCTGCCGGAAATGTTAAATATCCTGTTGTTGCAAAGTTAATATATCCGTCTACCGTTACCTCGATTTCATCCGTTATCACATACTCTTTATCAAGTGCTGTTGTAATGCTGAATCCAAGCGTTGTCCTCGCTGCCGTAGGCTGTAGTCTGTATGTATTATGGAATATCTCGCTTAATGAATCCAAGTTCTGCCCTGTTGCATATCTCGGTAAGTTCTGTTTTGCCGATTCGTTGATATTTACCCTTTCCTGTATGATTACACTTGCAAGCCACAGGATAAATGCTCTTACAGGGTCGGCAGGGTATAAGGTTCTCCCTGTGATTTCCTCATATCCTGCTATCAGCTTATTTACAAGTGCTTCCGTGTTGGTGTCTACAAACTCAACCTCGGGTAACTCACTCGGTATATTCCTCGTCGTATTCGTCGTATTCGCCATTAACTTCTACCTCCACTTTAGGTTTTAATACTCCCCTTTCGTAATCTGCCGTAAACTCTACGCTTATAATCTCCGCTCTCGGCTCGTATTCTCCGATTTTGTCGTATATGTCCGCCGTTGCAAGTGCCGTAGCTGTTGTAATCGGCTTGTCTATATAAGCTGCGTTTAACCCAAATTCACGATTAAGGGGTATATCATATTCTATCGAGGACAGCAAAAACCAAACATTTTGTATCACTTCCTCGTATAATGTTTTGGGTGCAAGGTTTATAGGCTGTTCCTGTGTCGTGTCTATTGTAAAACTCATTTTCGCCTACCTTTCTACCTCTTTGCGTACTGTTCAAGCGATAAGGTGCTTTTTGCAATCAACAGATTTCCTTGTTTATCGAACCTCTCATAATCCTTTGTGTGTCCTGTGATAACCCATTGGCTACCGTACTTCGTACCTCCGATTATAAGCGTAAGGATTTTCCCCTTTTTCCTGTACTTATCTATCTTGTCCTGCATGCTCTTAGGATTTACCCCAAGAAATGCAGATAGGTAAATAGTAAGGCTTGCCGTGTCTGTATCATTGTACTGAAACTCTAATAACGGCTTTTTTAAATGCCTTGTATGTTTTGCGTAATTGGTTTTGCTGTCTATCTTCAAATCGTCAAAGGTTTTTACCTTGTTTGCCGATACTTTAAAGACAATATCGCCAAGTGTTCCAATCTCTGCCATTAGATACCTCCTATAATAAATCCATCCCCCTCTCCGTCCGGCTTGAATATGCACAATACCCATTGCCCTACGGTCGGAATCCAAGGTTTTATTTTAATATCACATCCTGTTTTACATTCCACGGTTGGCGTTCGCTTCACAATCCTTAAATCTCCTGTTACTATTCCCTGGTCCGGAATCTTTACCCTTGCTGTCATATTCCCGGAATTAACCTTACTTACCTGTCCTATTCTTACAATGTCTTTCAATTCCTGTATGTCTGTATTCCCGAATCCTGCCATTTAATAACCCTCCAATACGCTACGCAATTTAATCTGTACCTTGTATCCGCCTGTCAAGCTGTGCTGTGCCTGCTCGACTATGTATTTACCGTCAAATTCTCCGTATCCGTAAACAGTAACGGTAATTCCCGCTACATAATCCACATCCCCGACTAAAGTAAATTCTGCCGTGGTTTCTCCTTTGTTTCTCTGTCTTAATTGGCACTTCGCCAACTCCAAGGCTTCCGCTTCGCTTGATACTTTATGTTTAAATTCGTATGTCTGTCCGTCCGGGTCTGCCCCCGGTGCTGTGTATGTAGCTTCAATAGTTTTCTTTGTGTCGGGGTCTGTGTATGATACATGGCATTTTGAATATGATGTATCCGCAGTCTTGGTTGAAAAACTGTAGCTTAATATATTTCCTTTTCCTGCTTTAATCTTTTTTACGGATGCCTTACCCTCGTAATCCACCTCGTCAAAAAGGACTATTGTTTTTGATGTAACCTTTAAGGAAATGCCTGCGTTTTTGCATAGTTTTTTCAAAAAGACTATATCCGCTGTGTTTACCTGTTCCTTTCTCTTGTAACTCGGGTTGTGGCTTGAAAGATACATTACTTTCATGCTGTTACCCTTTCCTATCTTTTCTGCTATATTTTTAAGATTGGTATTTTCCCAAGTCTTAGATTTCTTTTCCTGTCTTAACTTTGTGCTATATGGTATTGATGTAGCTTTTATAGTCAGCTTTTGCGGTGGCCCTTGATAACTTACGCTGTCAATCTCAAACTTTCCGCAATCTAATACCTTATCTTTTCCGTCTGAATACGGATTTTTCTGTATTACAATGGCGTGTATCTCCGTGCCTTTAAACGCTTTTTTTTCTTTTATTACGGTTGTTTTGGTTGTTGTTGTCGGTGTTCCGCCCTCAACATCTGAAGCATTGCACCAACCGTATACCCTTTGTCCGTCTTGTGATATTAAGTGATACGGGTGTGCGTTGTGGTTTGCTATTGTGCATTTACAGGTGCTTGCACCCCTGTTTACGGTTGGTTCTGCTGCCATAGAGGATATGTATACCGGTCCTCCCTTGAATTTCACAATAGCACCTACCTTTATCTCTCCACCGCCTGTAGTAACCGTTTCTGTTTTTGTTTTTACTGCTTTGCTCGTATTGAGCCAATCTTTAATCCATTTGCCCTCCCTATCGTCTAAGGATAGGCTTATATCGTCCGTTTCGTCCTCTTCTTTGTCTGTAAAGGACAGGGATAACAGATACTTGGATAATTCTTTGGATATATCTGCACCCTTAAAGTACAGTTTTACCACGGTACGCCTTGCGTAGTTCTTATTACTCACTTACCGTTACCCCCTGTTTCCACGGTGGCATGGATTCCGATACCGTTAATTCAATTTCCGGCAAGGTCAATACAACCCCTGCCGGAAAAATATAGGTATCTTTATACTCAATATTCGCCTTAATAAGAGTATCCATATACATTTCATTGCCATAGGCTTTATAAGCCACAATATCCCAAGTATCCCCGGATACCGTTGTATAAGTGTTATTAAGCATATACTACCCTGTCCTCCTGTTCTTTTTGTTCTTTCAGAATTGCAACAATTATTGCTCGTAACTTCTCTAAAAATGCCTCGTCATACTGTTCCAACTGCTGCTTAATGTTATTTGCTTCGCCGTTTCCGTTTACTACAACACTTGGCGAATTTTGAACATTTATAACGATTGTGCCGGCCCCGCTCATTCTTGCGGATACATTATCCGCCGTCTGTGCCTGTGAGATATTGTTAAATATCTGTCCTGTCTGTGCTGCCGTAAATACTTTTCTGTTGGCAGCGTTTGTAATCAGTTCTGGTCCATTCTCTCCGGCTATGAATGTACCCGGTGTCCTGTCTGTACCTTTTGCAAATCCCGGAATCAAAGGTATGTTAATTCCTTTTCCGCCAAGTCCGGGAACCCAATCCGGCACTTTCAATTTATTAAGTCCTCCGATTACGGTATTAACCGCTGATACAACGGCTCGTAATGGTGCTTTGATGATTTCGCCAAGTCCTCCGACTGCTCCCGAAAAGATAGACTTAATTCCGTTCCAAGCCTGCGACCAATTTCCTGTAAATACGCCTGTCACAAATGAGATAATTCCCTGTAGCACGGTCATTAAATTTTGTATAATCCCCTGTACCGAACCTAATACAGATTGAACTACCGATAAAATTACAGGCATTACTGCCTGTACCACCTGTAAAATTCCCTGTATGATAGGTGCTACTATGTTCCAAATTGTTGTTAATGCTGTCTGAATCACCGGAAGTAATACAGATAAGACATTGGCAACAACAGGTAAAATCGCCTGTATCATGCTTGATATGGTAGGCAATACTGTTGATGTTATAAAACTGAACAATTCCGATATAATCGGTAATACATAGGTCTGTAAAAACGAGATAAGCTGCGATATAATCGGCATTAACCCGGCTATAAAATTTGCAATAATCGGAATAACTGCACCGACAAAATCAACAATACTTTGAATAATTGACATTATCGTAGGTGCTGCTGCCTGTATAAAATTTACAATGCCCGGCACAATATCATTTATAATTACCTGTAATACCTGTTCTGCGACAGGAACTACATAGGTTGTCACAAATGCTATTACATCCGATACCGCCGTTTTCACTTTTCCAAGGATATTAACAAGCGTATCAAATACCTGTACGCCTTTATCCCCGAAAATCTCTTGTATCTTGTTTCTTGCTTCTCCGATATTGCTATCAGAGAAAATATTTTTAATGGTATCTCCAACACTCGTAATAACCGCTACAATCTTGTCAAAAATTGCCAATGCTTCACTTCCGAATGTTTTTTCTATAAATGCTCTGATTTCCTGTAAGTGGTTTTTTACCAACTGAATGACAGTAATAATTGTTGTGATCACTCCGACAATCGGCAAAATCTTACCCACCACTCCGCCAAGCGGACCAAATACGGAACTTGCTAAATTTCCCAACGGTCCAAGCATTGTTTTTATAGCATTTCCTACAGGTGCTATAAACTTCGTTATTTTCCCGAATCCTACACCTATGAGATTTCCAACCTTTCCTAAAGGCGAATTTGCTATAATCGTTCCAACTCCCGACAGGATACCGCCAAGTTTACCGCCCATTCGTGTAAATGGACTTAAAAACAGGTTAAGTAGTTTTGAGCCTGTCCCCATTACAGTACCGCCGATTTTCCCGCCGATACCGCTAAATACACTACCAATCTTTGTAAACAGTGTGCTGTTGCTTAATACACCGCCTAAAGCACTACTTACGCCCCCGGCTGCGTTCTTTACGCTTGTGAAGTATCCAAGAATACCGCTACCGATATTCTTAAAGTTTAAAAAACCGCCTGTCAGACTTGATAGGTATTTGTTCATTCCTATTCCCTTGATAATTTCAAAGGCTTTTTGTACATTGAGTATTCCGCCTTTTACTTCAAGGAATCCTAATTTTGCTGCAAGTCCTCCGACTTTCAACCCGGCTAATGCAACTGCAACCTTGGCGATAGTTTTTACCGCCTGTGGATTTTCCCTTACAAAGTCTGTCACTGCGTTTACTATTCCCGTAAATTTCTTTATTCCCTCTGTGAGGGTCGGCAATAGCAATTCTCCAAGTTCTACCTGTAAGGCATCAAAGGCAGATTTTGCCAATGTGATACTTCCGTTAAGGTTGTCTAACTTGGTTTCTGCCATTTGTTTAGCTGCACCGTCACAGTTATATACCGCATCTGTAAGTTTATTAAAATCCGCTTCGGATGCGTTTACTATGGCAAGCATACCTGCAAAACTTTCTTTTCCAAAAATCGTTGTTGCTGCTGCCACCTGTTCCGCTTCGGACAATCCGCCTAAACTGCTTCGGAGGTTCTTTACTACATCCCCGAAGCTCTTCATAGAGCCGTCTGTATTTGTAAGGCTTATGCCGTATTTCTTCATTGCTGCTGCTTGTGCATCTGTCGGCTTTGCCATATTGGCTAATGCCGTCTTTAAGCTTGTACCTGCAACCTCTGCCTTAATACTTGCATTTGCCATAAGACCAATGCCTAAAGACATATCTTCTACGCTATAGCCTAACGCTCCGGCTACTGGTGCAACCTTTTGGAATGTTGACCCCATCATGCTTACATTGGTGTTTGCATTGCTAGATGCCTGTGCTAATACATCTGAAAAATGTCCGGCATCTGATGCACTTAATCCAAAAGCCGTTAAGGCATCTGTCACAATATCAGATACGCTTGCTAAATCTTCCCCGGAAGCTGCTGCAAGGTTCATAATGCCCTCGATACCGCCTAGCATATCCTCCGTTTTCCAACCTGCCATAGCCATGTATTCCATAGCCTGTCCGGCTTCCGTTGCGGTAAACTTGGTTGATGCTCCCATTTCTTTAGCTTTATTTGAGAGTTGGGCGATTTCCTCGGTCGTTGCTCCCGATATTGCCTTTACTCCCGACATCTGCTCTTGAAATTCTGCTGCCTTTTTAACCGGTCCGGCATATATTGCCGTTCCTACTGCTGCGATTGCTCCTATTGTTCCTGTCAACTGCGACTTTGTTTGTGCTATCGCTTGGTTGTTCTTATCTATTTTCTCGTTGATAGCTGCTACTTTTTCCTGTGATTTTTGCAGTTTATCATACTGTTTTTGTAATTCCTCTGTATTCTTCGCAAGGTTATTTGTATCTATGCCCGCTTCTTGGAGTGCCTGCCTCATTTCCTGTAGCTTCTCCGTTTCGTCTGCTGCCTTATCCCTCGCTTTTGCCAACGCTTCCGTGTTAGCTTCTAATTTCTTTTTAAGTTTCTCTGATTCTCCGCCTGTCGCATCATACTCCGCCTGTAGCCGTTCATGCTCCTTTTCAAGGTCTGTAACCCTCTGCTTACTCCTCTCTACTGCGGTCTGCTGTTTCTGATACGCCGATACGTCTTTTAATTTATTTCTAACCTCTTTCAGATTATCGCCCAAAAGTGTAACGGTGCTGTTTGCTGTCTTAAATGTTTTTGAGAAGTTCGGCCCCAAGGCTGCGGTTAATTGAAAGAAAAATTGAAATTGTCTTGCACTCGCCACGTCCTTACCTCCTTTCGGGCATAATAAAAGCACCTGCCTGTGCAAGTGCCGAATCTATGTAAATTGTAATTATTTTCTTGGTTAAAATCCGCCCTGTATTTCAAGGGCGGATATGTTATTGGTTGTTCTGCTGTTGTGTTTTTTCTTTTTCTATCAATCCATTAAGGCTTTTAATCCACCCTCTTAAATCACGGATTGTAAGGCTTATCCAAAAGTCAATCCCTGTATGTGTCTGTCTTGAAAGTAAAAGTGCATTTTCTCTTACCCAAGTTCCGGGATTTAATCCGACAAGCCTGTTGTTACTAAAAAATCTCTACTCTTATTCTTGATTTTTCCAAAATCACGAATAGGTAAATGTTCGATAAGGTCACTTCCTACGCCTGCTGCTCTCGCTGCCATTTTCGACAGGAAAGATGTAGAAATTTCCGGCGATAATACATACTCTCCAACTGCTGCCATTTCATTTTCAACGGCAATCATATCCGAACCCAAAAGACCTTCAAAATTAAAAGTCAACTTGTCATAAGTCTTTCCCTCAAATTCAAAAGGTTTCTTGAAAACATGAGTGTAATTTAATCCGTCTGTGTCCGATTCGGTCACATTTACTTTCTTTTCCTCTGTTGCTACTGCTGTCTGCTTTACATCTTCCATTGCGTTTAATCCTCCATTTTTCTACCAATATAGGAAAAGCACGGTTTCCCGTGCTTATTTTCCAAGTGCTTTTCTCACATCTGCTAAGTAATCTTTTCCGTTTACATAGTAGATATAGTTAAGTGGGTCAATCTCCAACTTTTTCTTGCCGTCAATGTATGTAGCATAATAACTTACCGCATACTCTCCGCTTACCTCTGCTGCTGCTGCCGTGGCAACCTTTCCGGGGTTAAGTTTCTTTGGCGTGATTACAAGAATATGCTTTACGGATACAACCTCTGTAGTTCCTTTTACCGTATCTTTCTGCTGCTGTGCTGCTCTTAAATCAATGTTATGCTGTCTTGGCTCATGTAATTTAATTGCATTGTTTGTTACGGTTCTGAAATTGAGGGTAAGGCTCATTGCTTCAATCGCACCTAAAATTACAGATTCGATTTTACCGCCAATGCCGGCCCCGCTGATTTCCTCGGTAATATTTGAAATTTCCGGCAATGTTACTTCGGAGATACCGATATACTCCGTTGCATCTTCATATACCGCAAACCCGATTACTGTTTCGTCAATCTTTGGCATCCTGTTTTACCTCCTATGCAAAAATATTTTCGAGATAGCTTACGTCATACTCTAATACAAAATCAAGTTCCTTTGCCGGACTTGGAGGGGTAAGGTAAATATGAAACTTTGCCTTTCCTGCCAACAAGTCTGCTGTGGTGTTCTCTTCCTCTAAGAACTCAACACGCCCGCCTAAAATCTTCTCTTCTGCCATTAAGCCGTTAAGCCAAATGTTAATACTCTGTGTTACGGATTCGATAAGTCGTTTATTTAACTTCTTATCAACTTTGCTCCACATAGACAGGATTACAGAGTTTGCAACCCACCCAAACATACGGCTTACACAATAAAAGTAGTCCGTAACATCCGTATTTGCTGGGTAGCACGCTGTTTCATTGCCCCATGATACAAAGCTGCCTGTAAGGTTTAAGGCTGTGATAATGCCGTTTGAGTTAAGGTAATTTGCCTTTACAAGGTCTAAGAGTACCTCTGTGCCGTCTGCAAGTACCATTCCGTCAATCTGAATAGTTTTATTGCTTGCTGATTCGCACGGCGAACCTCCGCCTAAATCCTCTGTAGCATCCGTCTTTGACATAACGCCCGCCTGATGTACGGAAGAATGGTAAGTTTTACCTCCAAGCGTATACTTGGGCCATGTAACAAGCTGTGACGGCTGCGAGATATTGTTATCGCTCTTCCACTTTGGTACGTCTGAATATGTCTTTACGGTTGTTGTATCTGCATCAATGATTGCTTTTCCTACAAATAAACCGTTAATATTCTCCGCCTTGGCTGCCATAATTGCAGCTACTTCCGAATCTGTAGAAAAGTTCGGTGCAAGGAAGAGTGTAGGGATAACGCCGTACTTAGGATATACGGAATCTACCAACTCAAAACCGCTTGATTTATTGGTTGATGTATCATAACCGCCGATAATGTCTTTCTTTGTTACCTTGCTCGGGTCTACCGCATTATATTTAATGTTAAGTCTTGCGTTGTCTGCTGCGATTGCTCCGCCCTCGATACGTTCTAATCTTAACACTCCGTCTGTGTAGAAAAGGTCGTAGTCTGTACCTCTTGTATAGGCACTTGTAAGTGAATCCTCTCCGTCATATCCCTTTACCTCTACCGTTTCGCTTACTGCTTCATACGGCAGTTCTGTAATTCCTCCGGCTAATGTCTTTTCTGCTGTCTGTTCTCCTGTAAGATGCTTCTTAGGGTCAAGAACATTAACCATAATAATAGGCCCATTGGAATACAATTTGAATGATGAGTAAATTTCCTCGCAAATATCGTATTTATCCCATTCGTCACTATATCCCATTGCTGCTACTGCTTCCGCATAGTTAGATGCGTATACAGGTTCGTTTACTTTTCCGCCTACCGTATGCACCGGGGCAGTACCTACAACGATGTGTATACTGCTGTCTGCGACAACAGGCGTTGATACACTCGTAGCCTGTTTACTTGCTTTCGCTCCGTGATAGTAATTACTCATTACTTTAATCCTCCTTTGGTTTTCTCATAAGGCTTAAAACATCATTGTAATATTTGTTTAACAATGTTCCCGCTTTCTTTGTTTTTGGTTTGTTTACCGCAAGACTCTCCGTGGTTACGATAAGCAACCTTACCTGTGGTAACTTCTCAATGGTTGGCTTTAAATATTTCTCAATTTCCGCTCTGTTTCCTGTAAAAATTGTATTTTCAACCAACCCTGTGTTTGTTGTCGGTCCGATATAGATAAATCTTTCCTCTGTGGCGTTCGTATTTGCCGTTTCCTGCGGTTTTTCTGCTTCTGTCGTAGATTTTACCGCCTGTTCTGTTTCTTCCGCCTTTGTGGCTGTTTTGCTCGCTCTCGGCATACTTTCCAACCTCCTTTACTCTAAATACTGTCTTACATTCCTGTGAATCTGTGGCAACTCCCATATTGTCATTAACTCGCCAACTTGGTACAACTCCATGTTTTCATCATAGATTATTGTTTCTATCGGCATTTGACACGAATAGTGTTCATCTACTACCACGTCCTCTAACAGGCTTGTTTCTATCTTTGTTACAAGGTTTAGGCATTGCATATAATTTTCGTTTTTATCTTCCGAAAATGTAACGCAAATAATACGCACCCTACATACATTCTCTTCATTATCTACCTTTTTGGTAAGTAATTTAAGAAGTATGTAGGGTGCTGCTTTCTTTTCCTGTTCCTTGTTTGGCAAGTTCCCGATAAAGACTAACGGCGGTCGTTCTCCGGGGTCTGTTCCATTTTCCGGCACTCTTGCGATTAACCGCATATCTTTTACTTTATCCTCCATATAGGTTTTAAGAGCGTTCAATAGGTCAATCGCTGTCATTAACTACCTCCGTTCAATATCCTGTCAATTTCGTGTTCCATGCGGTTGTTGATTACTTCGTTTACCCTGTCCTCGACCGTCTTTAATACAACGGCGTTTTCTGCCATTCTTGGTACGGACGGACCGTAAAGCTGTTTAATCGGATAGCTTGAATCGTTTTTACGTTCATATATTCCTATATGTCCGTTTGGTATTTGTGCGGTAAATGCTTCCGCAAATTCCACTTGGCTTTCATCTCTTTTTACTGCTGCCTTAACAGGTGTTTTGCCGTATGTTGCTTTCTGCGGTGCGACATTGTACTTAATAAGTGGAATAACCGTACCTGCGTACTCAATACTCCCTATTAGTCCGTCACTCCGCATTTCAACCTTTTTATATCCAATATGCGAATACCTCGATATGACCGCCGGACTTACATAGTACACGCTCTTAATCTGCTTATTAAAAGCCGTCCGCCCTGCTGTCAATCCTCTTTGCATTGCAGGCTTTAATACTTTTTCGTCTGCTTTTCCCAAGCCGGACAAAATGGCGTGTAGCCTGTTGGTGGTTTCCTGTGATACTTTAATGTCTACCATTTATTCATCCTCCCCCACCAATTCAATAATAAGTTCGTTGTACTCTGTTGTAACCTCGGATATTTTATACAGTTCGTTACCTATCCACATTCTCATGCCTTGCCTTGGTTCTTTTTCCAAGTCGGATAATCGGATGCGTACTACAAGCAACTTTTGGTATATGCCCTGTGCATGGTCCCCGGATAGCATTTGTCGGCGTGCTTCTGCTGCATCCGAATCAAATATAACAGGCACATTCCTGTCTACTCCGTCAATACGTATCCTGTGAACTTCTGCAAATTCCTCCGTATTGTAAAAGGTGCGGTCAAGGTCTTTATCAAGCATTTCTTTAAAATTTCTCATAAGCTGCCACCGCCTTAGCAGACGATAGCAACATACCAAGAATCTACTTCGTGAGGTACACAAAGTGGTGCTGAATTTAACTGTAAGAATCTTCTTGCAGGCTTTCTTTCTACCCACTGCTCCGGGATTCTTGACCCCTCAACAACTGCAATCGTCTTTCCCGCTTCGTCCACAATACCAACCGCACCGTAGTACATAGAGTATTCTGCTTCTGTGGATAACAGGATAACCGCATTTGTCGGTACTAAAGGCTTGTTGTCTGCTTTTCCCTTGTCTGTCCAGTTATCTAAATACCACTCGTTGTATGAGTAAATATCCATGCCCTCGCCCTGTAAAGTACCGATATAGGTTACTCCGTTCGGCAGTTCTTTAGGCTTGATAACTGCAAGGTCGTATCTTTCAACGTCAAGCATTTTTAACACTTCCTCGTCTGCAAGGAAAGATTCCAAAGCTTCATCTCCCATAATACACATATTGCAGTTTACAAAGCCTGTTTTCTGCACCTGCTTACGCCATGCCTTTAACTGTTTGATTTTACCGCCCTGTGTCTTATTCCACTTTTCAGCGTCCTTTAAGACAACCTTATTTGTGAAGTTAAAGTCAATTTCCGCCTGTATTGCTTTTCCGTTCTTATCAAGAATCGGAATCTTTCCTGTGAATAACGCCTGACAGCACATCCACTCTTCACGGCGGGTAATCATTTCGTCTAACTCTGTAAAATCACGCTGCATTTTCTCAATCGCTCTTTGGTTAGGTGTTTTACCGTTGTAAAGGCTTTCCCCCGGCGTTCTCTTCAAAATATCGTCAACGGTAGTAATCTTGTTAGGTGCTACAAGCGGTGGCTCGTATGTGTTGGTCTGAAAACCCTCGTTGTCGATAGTGTCCCCGCCGATTTTCTTATGTACGAATGGTGCAAGCTGTCGATTTCCTTTCTTAAAATCTACATCAATTTTCTGCGTATCGAATGTTTCGACATTACGGAAGAATGTAGACTTAATGAATGTATGCACTTTAGGCATACGCTCTACAAGTTTTCCCATTGTTCTAGGGTCATAAATGCTGATATTTGCCATTTTCTCTTATCTCCTTTTCTGTTTAAGCTGTTGCATTATCTGTATCTACAAGAAAGATGCCAATTTTTCTAAATGGTGCTTTAAAGTCTGATGCTTTTTTACCTGCCGGGCACTCGATTGCACTACCGAAAAATTCGCCTGTGAGGTAATATACAACCTCTTCTCCCTCCTGTGCATCCTCTGCTGCAAGTCCGCAAACATCTGCTACGGTATCTGCTGTTACCGCCTTAATTGTTCCGTCTGCTGCAAGTGTGATAGGCATAAGTTCGTGAATAGTTTCTCCGCTTGCTACTGTGCCCGAATCGGTCACAACGGGAAAATCTCCGGCGTGTACCATTTTAGGGGCGTAACTTCCTAAATTTTCTTTTCCTGCCATTATTTTTTACCTCCTGTTATTTTGTCTGTGGATACATCTGGTCGATAATCTCGCCGAATGGGTCGTTATCTTCTCCCTGTCCGCCGTTGTTGGAAGTCGGGGTAACATCTTTTACTCCCGATTTATCTACATCATCCTCACGGTCGTTTAAAAACGCCTGCCCTGTTTTTTTCTGTGCTGCTACAATCTGCATTGCAAACGCTTCCGCACTTACAGGCTCTTCATATTTTGCCTTATTCGCTAAATCCTCGAATCCCGGCAATGTGATTTCATCAATCGCCTTGATTCTTGCCCTTTCTGTATCTACTGCTGCCTGTGTGTTCGCTCCGGCGTTGTCTTTTGTATCTGCCAAAATCTCGGTTTTATACGCATTGGCTACGTCCGGGTGGTTCTTTTTAAACTCTTCCAATGTCATGTTATTGCCCTCCTTGTTTTTTCCATTGGTTTTATAGTTATTATTATGGCTATTGGCGTAGCCTAATAATCCTTTTGGTATCGTGCTGAATCTCTCCAAACCGATAGGTACGGAATTTACTATTACCTTTTCCGCATTTTCTACCTCTGTGTCCACATCTGTAAACATTACTGCGGTGCAAAATCCCGCTTCTACCGCTTCCTCACCTGTGAACCATTCGCCCTCATTTGTCATAAGGCTTTTAATTTCTTCCTCTGACTTGTCTGTAACAGTCATGTAGCAATTAACGATAGATTGCTTGATTGTTTCTAATTCCTTAACGATATTTTCCAAGTCTGTTGTATTGTAATATCCAATCAATCCGGCTAATGGGTCGTGTATCATAAATACACCACCTACAGATATTTCTATCGTATCGCCTGCCATAGCAATAATGGTTGCTGCACTTGCACACCAACCGTCAATTTTTACCGATATTTTTGCCTTATGCTCTTTTAATCGTGTATATATCGCTACTGCTGCGAATACATCCCCTCCGCCCGAATTGATACGCACGGTTATTTCATCTACCGCCCCCAAGTCTTTTAACTCTTGATTAAATATACTTGGTGTGATTTCATCCCCATACCACGAATACTCGGAGATCTCGCCATACAAAAGCATTTCTGCCGTGTTACTCTCTTCGTCCGGCACAAAGTCCCAAAACCTTTGTACTTCGTTCTTATTCCTCGGTTTCTTCCTCTGTCTGCCCTCCGTCATTGTCGGGGTTGTTTTCTGTGTCTGATTCCTCACGTCCGTTAATATTCTCAACGGTTTGTGTGTCTGTCTTTGCACTTCCTGTTACCTCCTTTAACAATTCCTCTTCACGCTTTCGCTGTTTGATATTTTTGTAAAAGTCTGTGCCTGTAAGTTCCCTCGCTTCTCTTTCTCTTGTGGAATAGCCACCCTGTACCCTTTTCTCGGCAGCTTCAACCTCTTTTGTCGGGTCAAGCTGTCCGGCACTCGGTCCCGTCCACTCTGCCGAACAATAGGCATCTTTAATAATCGGGTCTGCAAAAAATCCGGGTGCTTTGATTCTCCCTTTTGCTACCGCCTCGCTTAACCATTCCTCGTAGATTGGTTGGCAAAAATCAGCAACAAACCACGCCCGGTACATTTTTACAACCTTGAAAAATTCAAGGATTGCGGCCCTTGATGCGGAATAGTTGCTAGAAAAAGCCATAATCAGTATTTCGTATGGGATTTCCAAGGCTGCCCCTATCTGCTTTAGCACTGCAATTACAAACGGGTCAAAGTTCGAGTTTGGTCTGCCCGGATTTACCATATTGGCTTTTTCTCCCTCTCCAAGGTCGATTACTGCCCCCGGTGCAAGCTCAATACTGTTTTCGTCCTCTTGGTCTACCTGCATCTCTTCCGGGATGCTTTCCCCAAACGGCACATCATCACTTGCACTTTCTTTTTCAATGAACACGGTAAATAATCCGTTAATAACTGCTGCCAATACTTCCGCTTCTGTATATCGACCCAGCTGCTTTATCGTGTCAATTACAGGTGCTAAAAAGGGAACTCCTCGGACTTGCCCGATTCGCTCCCTGTTCATAACGTGTAATATGTTTCTCCGTCCTGTCTTTTCTCCGTATGCAAGCACTCTTACCCACTCTCTCGGTTCTCTATCCGTAAATGACAACGGATGAAACTTTGATACATGGTAGGCAACAACCTCTCCTGCTTTGTTCTTTTCCACACCCTCGCAAAATAAAGGGTTTACACTTTCGTTATCCGGCGTGCTTACTCTGTCTGCTTCAAGGGTTTGTATTCTAAGGTCGTAAACGCTTCCTACCCTCTTGGTTGTTGTCATTAGTGCGAACGAATCGCCACTAAGCAAGGCATTTAAAAATGCCAACTGCTGCAACTGATAAAAATTGTCTATGCGTTCAAGGTCGCAATTCGTAGAATCCGCCCAATGTGCAAATTCTCTTTCTATCGTTTCCTCTAACTCTCTTGCTTCCTCCGGCTCAATCTTTAATACTTCCTCATTGATTGATGCTTTTAGGTGTAATCCAATTCCTATAGTATTGGTTCTAAGCCTTTTTATTGCCCCTGTAGCAACATTCGAGCCACCATAGAACAAATCCCTAGACCTCTGCCTTAAAGGGTCTATATTGTCCTCTACGTCCTCTCTGTGGCTACCTCCGCCGTGCGTCCAACCTATAAGGCTTTTCTTTGTAGCACTTGCACCGTAGTTTCCGTAACCGCTATCAATCATACTTAGGCGTTTTTTTGCCACCTCTCGTTTTAATGCTCTTTCCGGGGATATTGCTTTTATGGCTTTGTCAATAAAATTCAAGGCTTAAACCTCCTTTCTCCGTATTTTGGGTACGAAAAAAGCACCTTGGATGCTTCTATATCTCCTTGGTGCTTTGCTATTTTATATATTATCACAAAAAATCGGGCAATGGCGGGCAATCTTTTATTTTCCTGTTTTGCTTGTATTTCCGCCCTTTTCGGCTGTTTTTGTTTATAAATCTCTCGGTACAATCCTGTATACCCTGTTTCTGCCCTTTTTCTTTGCTAAATTCTCCAATTCCACCACTTTATTACTCCAATATTCTATCTGTTTGCGGATTTCTGCCAAATTTGCCCTTGTAAAGGACTTTCCGCCTATTGTGTATGATTGGTTTATTGCTACCTCGTTTTCCGCTTCCAACCATATTTCCAAGTGTTTTTTTGCTACTTCAAGTGTTATTGCTGCCATTATGTTATACCTCCACTTCGATTTCCTCTATGTCTTGTGTGTTTTCGTGTTGCCTGTACCTCCGTATTTTTCTTCGGTGGCTCTTTTAGTGTTAATCCTGTAATTTCTATTGCTGCCTGTGCGTAGTTTCTGCAATCTAAAGGCTCATTTCGTTTTGTTTCTCCTGTAAGTTCCCATACAAAATACGGTCTGCCTTTTTTATATTTTAATACCTGTTTCTCTGCCGTAAGGCCCTTAAAATAATCCTCGTCATATCCTCGGATATACTCATTTTCATCTTTTGGGAAGTGGCAATATCCGGGGCCCTCTTCCTCAATCTGTAATCTTTGCAGTAATAAAGATTTACCTGTATCAACTCCAAGGGTAAATAAGTATGCCTGTTCTCTGTTGTTCTTGGTAGGTTTTGATATGTACGGTCTTGCCGTTCCCTCGTTACCTCCCTTAATAGCGAAAATCTTTCTTGCCGTCCTCGCTTTGCAGAATTTATAAACCTTATTCGTAAAATGTCCGCCCGAATCCATACAGGCACATGATATTCTCATTGCCGTACCGTCCGCTTTCTTAAATGTCTGTTTCAAAAAATCATCAAGGTTTTTCCATACTTCCGATTGCTTCAAATCTCCGTATATCCTCTTATAGATTATTCCGTAGCTTTCATGTTCTACGCCCCAACCTACTACCTCGACCTCGAAACGGTCGTCCTGTGTATCTATTCCTGCCGTGATTGCTATAACTTCGTCTGGCACTTCGCAACGGTATCTTTCCCTACGCTTCAACAGGTCATCTTTACTTGCTTTTTCGCCCTGTTCCTCCCAAGTCTGCCCCAACTCGGTATTAACCCAAGATTTCATAAGTTCGATATTACCTTTTTTTAATGCCTGGTCCGCTTCGATAAAGCCTTTTACTATCTTATCCCAACCAAAAAAAGTAGATGCCAAAGAGTTGAAGTGGAATCCTCGCACTTTACGGTTCGGGTATTTTGCCACATACCGCCCCTCGTTAAAATGTTCTTTCCACTCAACCTCTGTATGTACTACTCCACATTTTGCACATACATAGGTTGTACTTTCTATTTCCCCGTCTGCATCCACCTTATAGATTAAATTACTCCATTCCAACGGTTGTAATTCTCCGCAACTCGGGCAAGGTACGTTCCACTCCTCCATAGTAGAATGTTCGTACTCCATTTCTATACGGCTTGCCCCTTTTATCGTTGGCGTGCTTGTGTCTACCTCTTTTCGATTCCAATATGTTGTAAGTCGTTTCCCTGCAAGTATCAGAGGGTCCCCCTCCGCTCCTGCTGTTGGTGGGTAAGCATCTATCTCGTCCGCCAATAATATACGAATCGGTCGGCTTCGTAACTCCGTTGGAGAGTTTGCACCTGTCATTGTGATACGTCCGCCCGGAAACGCCTTTTTAAAGATTGTGTTTCCTGCGGTTCGGCTTTTCTCATTTATCTTATCCCTTAACGCCGGGGTATCTCGTACCATTGGCATAAGTCTGTCTTTACTCATTGTTTCCGCAAGGGATAAGGTCGGTTGCATACACAATATGGTGCATGGGTCGTAGTGCATATAATAGCCTATTGTATTAAGCAAAAAAGCATCCGTTTTTCCCATTTGTGCAGCACTCATAACCACAACTTTTTCAACGGATATATCCGTTATTGCATCCATAATCTCCCGCTGCCAAGGTGCTTTTTCTGTATTCCACTTACCGCCTTTGCTACCCGATTCAGAGGACAAACGGCGGTATCTGTCCGCCCATTGCGATAAAGTTAAGTCTGGCGGTGGTTCTAATACTTTAAATATTCTGTTGAAAAGGTCAATCGTTTCCCTCTTCATCTTCCTTTATTTCCTCCTTAAACATACCCTCAAAATCGGATAACTCGTTAAGTGCTTCTTTTATCCTGTCATTCAGATATAAAAAAATCTTTGCTTTGTCCGTCATGGATGCCAACTTATCCGCTTCCTCCGCCGGAATAGCACTTAAACGGCTTTTGAAATTTATTAGCATTGCCGTCATTACTCTTTCTATATCTTCCGACTTATGCAATTCTCCTTTTTTAACTGCAAGGTCCAATTCCTCATTAAGCCTTTTTGTTTTGGTTAGTTTGGCTCTCTCTTCGTTTAGGTCTACCGCTTCCTGTGATTCCGGGTTACGGTCCCTCAAATAATTTATGTACGCCCTGTTGGTTTCCGCCAATGCGTACAGGTTTCCTTGTTTTGTTTGTAAAATTCCTTTTTGTGTCAACCTCTCCACATTTTTAGGGGTCATATCTAGGAATTTTGCGACCGCATTTTTATCATAGAGTTTCAAAATCCTACCCCCTTTAAAAAAATTTGCGGATTTTTGGAAGTCGTTTTTTCGCCCCCGAATCTAGGAAGCGTTTGGGGTCACGGCACCCTCACGCCGTTCAGACGGCTTACAGTACCTACGCACACTCGCCGTCCGTGGTGTGTGCCTACGTCCTCCTGTGGTGCTGTGTGTGGTGTGTGCCTGCCTGTGTGTGCGTGTGTGAGCGTGTGGCGGTGCGTGGCGTGGCTACTGCTGCCGTGTGCCTGTGCCTATACCTCGCCGTCCTCGCTGTCCTCTGTATAGCTATCGTCTATCTCTCCTGTATCGGGGTCTACATCATACTCCCCGCTTATCTTCTGTTTCATCAATGCGTACCGCTTCTCTTCCAATGTGATACGGCGTTGCTCTAACTCATAGGACTTTATAGTATCCAATAGCTTTATGATTCTGCCGTGTACTTTATTAAGCTGGTCCTCTAACTTCATTGCTCTTTCAAAGGCAGAGGATTTAATAGTTGTTTCCATAGCCACACTTAGAGCTGGTCCCTGTGGTGTATCCTTGTTGTCCTCATTGTATGCACCGTATGGGTCTGCATCCTCTCCCTCTTTTCCGGGCGTACGCATTTCTACAACCTTGTCTGTGTATAGGTTGCCTGTGGTGTCTGTGTTTAATTCTTTTATCCTTTTTTCCAAATCTTTTTCTTTGGCTATAAGGCTTTGTAATTCTCTTAATGTATTTTCCCCTGTATCAAGGGTAACTGATTCTATCAAGGCTTTTTCATCCTCTGATAATTCATCAAAATACACCTTAGAATATGCCCCGTGTGTTTCTGCGTTTTTATTTCTCACAGGGGCCCCGTGACCCTTGGCGTTTTTATTGCCTTTTTGTCCGCCCCTCTTTTTGGGTTTATTTTCAAGTGCATCATTCCACTTATCTACGCACTTCCATTTTCGTACCTTTGCCGAATCAATCCCCAAGGCTTCCGCAATTTCTGTATTCTTCATTAAGCCGTCTGAATCTAAAAAAAGTTGCTTCGCCTTTTCCCTGTTTTCGTCTTTCTGTCTTGCCAAGTCGAAACCTCCTTTCGTTTGTTTTCCCGGTTTTCGGCTTTCCGTTCTTTCGGAATCTTCGCATTTTTGCAAATTCAAATTTTTATAACACGAAAAGGCAACAGGATTTAACAATAAAATCCTGCTGCCCTGCTTCGCTTTTCATCTTAGTATTATACTACATAAAATCGGGCAATAGCGGGCAATCTTTAATGCAAAACCTCTTTTAAAATTTTGCTTCGTGATACATTTCTATTCCTTGCTAATTTTCCGCCTAAGACCTCTAAGGCAACGCACCTTATATTTTTACTCTGCCGGACAGAATAACTAATCTGTTCCGCTATGCGTTCCCATTTTTGACCCTGTAAGTAAAATCCGCATATAATAGCTTTGTGAATCGGAGTTAAGGAATAAATCTCTTTTGATATTTCCGTTCTCAATTTCTTTAACTCCTGTATTCTGTCCTTTAATTTCTTAATTCTTTCTGCGGTATCTGTACCTGCTATTTCGATTGCAAGCAGAGCCGTAGAATCGCTTGTATTACTTCCGTGTGGCATACCGTCATAGTTAATTGCCCCTGTGGTATCATACACGCTTTCGTACCGCTCTAGCCACTCGCCTGTAACCTTAATATCAAGGTCAATATCTTTGTAAAATTTTAAGATTGCTTCTACTTCCCAATTCTTCATTTTATGCTATCCTTTCTTTTATGGTGGTCTGTATTTTTCACACCATTTGATACTTGCTTTTCCTGTAGCTTCGATTTCTGCTATACAACTGCTGCCGTGCTTCGTCCTCTTGGCTTCGCAAGATTCGCAAATATCCGATTCTGCTATATCGAAAATATCTTTTAACCTCTCTGCAAGGTCTTTTATTTTCTCCATAAGCAAATCAAAGGATTGCATAAATTGATTTATTAAATCGCACGTTTCTTTTTCTGTTTTTCCAGTTTGTGCGGATAGGCAGGCAACCAATGTAGATAATTGATTGCTTGCCTTTTCTTCTCCGCACCAAATAACGCCCTCCTTGTATTCGATACGGTCCATACGCACCGCCTAACCCTGTAAGTATTTCTGATACTCTGCCGTTTTACCCATTACCCATACAGATAAGACATTGGTTAATCTGCTTTCCCATTCTGCCGGGCAGATATTTCCGTTTTCGGATTCTGTCATAATAACTTTCCTTATTTCTTTTTGTATCATGTTATATTGACCTGTTCCGTATTTTTTGCTTATCCATTCCGTAAAGGATAATCCCTTTTCCTGTGGTTCGGGTACATATTCCGGGTAATCGCTCATATCCTGCTGCCCCGGTAAATTATCGTTTTCCTCTTCGTCCTCCTGTGTTTCTTCCGGCTCATTCATAAAACCGCTTTCCTGTGTTTCCTCGGTGTCCTCTTCCTCTGCCGGTTCCTGTGGTGCTTCCTCTTCGGAATCGTCATAGGTCAATTCTTCCGTTTCAATCATCAATGCAACAATTTCCGCAAGGTCGGCATACTCGATAATATATGTACTCCAATCCTCCTTAATCTGTATCGCCATTCCCTCCGTTTGGAATCTGTAAATAAATTCTTTTCCGTTAAGTTCTAAGGTCTTGGCGGTAAATGTCTTTGAAAAGTGTTTAATCAATTCCTTTTCAACTGCTGCCGTATTGCCTTTTACTTTGAATACCGCACGGTTTACCTCTCCCTTTAAGGCTTCCTTAATTGCTTTCTGTACCTGTTCCGCCTGTTCGTCCGTAATCTCTGCTTTCGGCTCTTCTTTCACATCATTTATATGTAATTCGCCTTTTTCCTCGTATTTTTCATAAGCCTGTTTCTGTCCCTCTTCATCAAGTCGGCTAAGTTCGTGGGCGGTAGAAATATTGATATTGCCTTTTTCCAATTCATCCTTAAACTCCTGTGATAAATTGTTTTCAATGGTTTCCATTCTTCCAATCTGTGTAGTTGATGTATTAAGCATCTGTGCCACAATTTCACGGATACGCCCTATTTTCTTTCTTTCCTCTTTCGGCTTATCCTTGTTTTCTTCCTGTAAGGCTCTCTTGTACTCGGTAAGGATTTCTTTTAATTCCTTTGCCTGCTGTACCTTTTCCCAATCCGTAAGCTGTCTTGCCGTTGCATTGGTAAATATAAGGCTTAACTTATCCTTGATTGTGTCGGATTCCTTTTTGATAAGGCACGGCACTTTTCTATATTCCTCTTTGCCCTCCTGTACCAACTTCAAGGCTGCAAGTCTACGGCGGTGTCCTGCGACTACTTCGTATTTTCCGTGTGCTTCCGGCTTTACTACTAAGTTCTGCTCAATGTGTCCGACCAACTCAATAGACATTGCTAATTCGTCTATGTTTTCCGTGGAGTAAAAATTATCTTTGCTCGGCATTAAGTCCTCCACATCAAGCATAGTTACCTTAAACTCCTGTTCCTGTTCTGCCGGTCCCTCCGCCTGTACTGCTGCCCCTTTGCTTTTTGCATTGAGTAAATCGTTAATATTAAATCCTACCATTGCTCTTTCCTCCTATTCTCAAAATGCCTATACCTTTCCATTTTTCTGTGTCCGATTCGGTCACAATTTTTCTAATGATTTCAAGCGTTTTCTCGCTTTCTATGTATCTGATATAATCGCTTTTTGGAATCAATACCATTTCTTCCATTTCCTCTGCAATAAAACCATTTATTACCGGTCCCATTCCGTTATTGCCTTGGTTCATTCCGCCTTACCTCTCTTTCTCGGTATGCAACCCTCGCAATCCTCGGTATCTCTTAACTTACCTATTTTGCATCCTCCTTTATGAAACCGCATTTTTGATATATGCCTGCTACAGTTCGTGTTATCACAACGATTATCGCAAAATGCAGGGTAATTATCCGTGTTTATAATAATAAGTCCGCCCATTCTATCTATACTCCTTTCCTGTGACTTTATCCTTTAGAACGATACGCCCTACCAGCTCAAACCCTGCAAGGCTGATTATCTGCTTTAGCATTGTAATAAGAGTCGTTACCGCTGCGTTGCGTTCTCTTTCCTCTTTTCTTTCTTCCTTGACAACCGTTCCTATTGCTTCGCCTGCCGTTGGGTCGGTGTATCCCTCTTTATTCTTGTATCCTCCCATGCTATACCTCCAAATACTCTCTAACAAACGCTTTGTAATCTCTTGCGGCCCCGGAACGTGGCGAATACTCCATAAGGCTTTCATTGGTAAATGTAACCTCGTCTGCCTTTTCTGTCCTGCGTATGTGAGTTTTAAATACCGGGTATCGCTGATTCTGTAACCATTCCTCGCCCTGTCGGCATACATCACGGTTATAGAACATTGTCACAAGGCAACCTCTAAACTTTAACTTGGGGTTTAACTGCTTGGCGTTGTTTATCTGCTCTTCCAACTCGTCCATACCGTCAAAGGCGTATCCGTCAATCTTAATCGGTATAATAACCTCGTCTGCTGCCACAAGGGCATTGATAACGGATATATTTATATCCGGCGGACAATCAATAATGCAGTAATCGTAATTGTCCTTGACCCTCTCCAATTCCTCGGAAAGTATGGTAGCCTGTTGCCTGTCCTCGTCCTTAATAACCATGAGATTAGCGGTTAATAAGTGCATATTGGCAGGAATCGCATATAATCCGTTTGTATCCGTTTCCTGTGTTACCGCTTCTATGCTCTGATGCCCTGTCAGAATATCCGCAAGGCTCGGCTTTTCATAACTCCACACTCCGCAAGCCTTGGATAAATTGCCCTGCTTGTCGTTGTCAATGACTAATACTCTCTTTTCGTAGTCTGTGGCTAAGATATGAGCCATATTTACCGTTGTTGTGGTCTTGGCACAACCGCCTTTCATGTTGATAATTGCAATAGTTTTCATTCGCCTTTACCTCCTGTTAATACTCTTTGTGCTTCTCTAAAATCTCTTTTCTTAATTGCCCTAAGAATCTGGGCAAATACCGCCCCTGCTTGTCTGCCTAACTCTTTGTTCATAAAGCCCAAATCCTCGGCGGTAAATATCTTTTTTACGTCCGAGTGGTTTATCATATCCCGAACCTGCAAGACTTCTACACCGCATAGGGTCCTTACTCCGCTTTTGAAATAATCCCTATCCTCCTTTGTCATTGTTATTTTTTTCTATATTTGCCATACCGTTTTATCCCTTTCTATTGGTTTTCCGCATTCGGGGCAAAATTTTAACGGTCTTGGACTAAATGTTATTTCCCCTCTTTTTCTATTCATTCTGTCGTATGTCCGAATTGTTATTTTTACCTTTGCAACATTTGTCATTTTTTGTCCTTCATTCGGAAGTCCTTTGAAAATTTCTCTGTTTTCTTTAATCTCTTTACATGTTTTACAAGTTTTCAATTCTTTTCCTCCTTTCCTGTGTGTTTGCACACTTTATACAATCTCTAAATGGCTTTAGGCACTCTATAAAGCGTGCAAGCCTGTTTTGTGGTGGACTTCTTGGCATATATCCACCGCCTTTCCCGGCTATGTGATAGGCGTTGCAATTTTTCGCATTAAAAAATTACTAAAAACCTGTTGACTTACTGCACGTTCTCTAGTTGGCGTACCCACTGCTATTTTTTCACTCTATCCCTGCTACGGCTATTGGCTTGCCCTCGTCAGAAAACAGGTTGCCGACCTGTCTTGACGGCTCGTGGCGGTTGCCACTTGCCGTTTCGGCTCTTTGCCGTGTTTTATATCTCAAAATTATTTGTTGCTATTGCTAATTCTCTTAATGCTTCCTCTTTACCGCAAATTTTATAGTATTCAGATAGTAGTTGCATTGTCTTTATTGTTTGTCCTCTCTTTATAAGTTCCTCTGCCAACTTTTCAATTCCGCACCATTTATTGCCGTCGCCTTTTTCAAAACATAATTCCTGCAATTCGTGAAATATCTTTGTTTTTCTATCATCTAATGCAGAAATATTTTTATTCCATTCTGTGTATTTCTCTTTCAACTGTACTTTTGTCATATCTCTTACCTCCGTTTTGCTTTCCTTTGATGATTTTATTATATACTTATATAAGTATATTTACAACCCGGGATAATTAACAAATATACTTATATAAGTACATCTATCTTTTGTGTAACTTGTATACTTATATAAGTATCATTCCTATATGTTCTTTTTCTTCTCTTTCAACTGCTGCCTTCTGTCTTTCAGATACTCCATATATTCTCCGTATGTCATTTCCGGCGGTGTGATTCTTCTTTGTGCTTCTCTCGCCTGTTTCACCTTTTGGCTTAATACTGCTGCCTGGCTTACCGTCTTTTTCTCTTCTCTCTTTGGTTCTTCGGGTTTAATCCCTAATCTCCTTGCCTGTCGGTTCGGCTTTGCCTTGTTATATGTCAATGTCCTTTCCTGTTGGAATGGTATTACTTTCCTGTTTCTTCTCTTCTTTGCCATAACTGCCCCTTTCCAAATCGTCCGCAATTTCTGTTATACTCTGCATACAGGCTTTTATATTCGTGTCCGTGTCTGCCGTTATGCTTAATATGTTACTTATCTGTCGTAATCTCTTTATCTGTTTTTGGTCAACTGCTGCCCTTTTCAGACATTCCGGGCATATCTCTATGCCCTCCAATGCCTTTTCTCCACATAAGCTACATTTCTTCATGTGTACCAACTCCTATTTTCTAAAGAACTTCAATACTCTTTCGTTCCACCAATACTTAAATACTGCCTTATAAAAGGCTCTCGTCTTTTCTTTCATTCTCCTTTTCTTCCTCCTGTAGGATTCGTATAATGCCTATATAGAGCCTTTCCGCACAATATACGCATATACTGTTACCTATTGCCCTGTATCGTGCCGTATCGGCTATAATATTGCCGTCTGCTCCGTATTTCGTCCAATCGTCCGGGTATCCCTGTAACCGTTCTCCCTCAACAGGTGTAAGCCTGCGTATTATGTATACAACTTTCTGTGTTGCTTTCTTCAACAGGTCTTTAATGCTTTTCTTCGGAGTGCTAGGGATATTCCCCTTTGTCTTGGTACTCTCTGTTATCAGAGTTTCCGACCCTCCGCCGTAAGCCCCCCCCGCTGCCCTTAAAGTGCCGTTAATCTGTGTTTCCCTGTATCCTCCGTGCTGATTCTCTTCAAAGGCTTTCTTATCGGTTACAATCAATGGGGTATCTCCCCTTACGGTATTATTCTGTCCTGCGGTTAATGTTCCGCTTGTATCGCTCTCCCTGTATCCGTGGTGTTGGTATGCTTCGTAAAATACGCTGTGAATATCTGCCGTTGTGAGTGTCGGGCAAGGTCCCCCGACCTTTCCAACGCCTAATCCGTTGCTTGCCTTATTTCTCGTAACTTCATCCCTTAAAGGTATTACGCTTCGTTTCTCTTCGTACATGATGCAAGGCGTTTGACCTCCGCCACGCCCCATATTCTGTACTAAGGTTGGGGTAATATCTTTGTAGGTTCTTACCACGCTGTCGGCGTGTGCAAAATCAAGACCTAAAACCTCCCCCCCTCGGCTACTTTCTGCTCTAAGGCTATTCGTAGATTTTCTGGCAGCTTCCGCCCTTTGTTCTTTGCTCTTCGGAGTATACCCAAGCACGCTTTCGGACTTAAATAATATTTCTCCGGCACGTTGTCCTCCAAAATCTCCGATAAGGTAGATTCGTTTTCTACGTTGGGGCACTCCCCAATATTGAGCATCAAGGATTCTCCAAGCTGTGTCAACCTCCCCCCCTCTAACCATTCCTGCGGTTGCCCATTTGCCACTTGCAGGCATTGGAATATTGGCGTTTGTGACTTTTTCAAGCACGGCTCTAAAATCCTCTCCGCCGTTACTTGAAAAAGCTCCGGGTACGTTCTCCCAAATAATGAAAGTTGGATATTGTCCATTTGTTGCTAACCTCATTTCTCTTATAATTCTTATTGCATGTATGAATAACCCGGAACGATTACCTTTAAGTCCTTTTCTCTTTCCGGCTATGCTCAAATCTTGGCAAGGACTTCCAAAGGTTATAATATCCACAGGTTGTATTTCATCCCCTTTAAGTTCCGTAACACTTCCAACGTGCATTACATCCTTAAAACGGTATCTTGTTATGTCGATACAATTCGGTTCTACCTCTGCGGCCCATAATGGTTTAATGGTGCATCCTATATCTATTCCGCTCGGTATGCCTGCTGCATAGCAGAAACCTCCGATACCGTCAAATAGGCTACCTAGTGTTAATTCTCGCAATGTTACCGCTCCTTTCTTTGATCTTCTCCCCAACGTATTTGATACACACAATAAATTTTTCCGTCTTTTTTATATCCTTTCCCTCTAATGTATTTTCTTCCATTCATTCTCAACATTGCTACTGTGTTTATTCTTTTAGGAAAACTAACCTTTACATATGGTGTGTTCCCGAATAGTGTCTTTTCATTTGTTGCTATGATGTATTCATTTGCTCCTAACTTTTTCATAAGCAAATCGGTTTTTTTATATAAATCTTCCCAATTCAAATCATCTATTTTCATTTGTCGCCATTCCTTTCTACCAATCTTCTAACTTTTTAACTCTCGCCTGTAAATTGGCTATCGTTGTTTTCATTTCCTCAATCTGATGAGGCAGTACGTCCGTATTCTCAAACATATAAAGGACTTCTACCGCCCGGCTTATCGGCACACCGCTTTTTAATCTCGGTTTATTTGTCTTTGGGTCAATCTCTGTAAGTCTGCCGTTCTTTGGCTTGGTGTTCTTTGCTGGTCCTGGCATTGCTTTATTCATCATCTTGTAATACGGAATCTCTGCCCCTACAATTCCGTTAAGTCGCACTTAATAACCCTCCCTGTGCTGTGTCCTCTTCAATCTTCTTATCTGCTACTGCTGCCGTTTCCTGTAACTCCTGCTCCAACTTCTCCCAAATTAGAGGAATCATTAACTTGCAAACCATAATTGTATGTATTCTGCTTGTTGCTTCCGTCAATCTCTCGCACATATACACGAATAATAAGCCTGCGTTGGCATCCCCCTCCCAATCCGGGTTATCCTGTCTTGATTTCTTAAAAAGTGGCGTTTCTTTGTACTGCTGCCCTAATTCCTGTAAGATTTCTATTGAACGGTCTGTAAATGTTACCTCTCCGCCCTCTTTGACCTCTGTAACGGTCAACAGTTCCATAATTTTATCTTTTTCGCTCTGCATTTTCGTATGCCCCTTTCAATTCCTCGGTGTGCATTAAGAAATGTACCGCACCGTCAAACTTGACCTTGTATTCCTCTATATCATCCGGCTTTAGGTACTGTCTGCCGTACATTTCTTTCATGTCACGCCATACATTCCAAGGAATAAAGAAAAAATCGTCCTGTATGCAGATGCACACCCCACATAACGCCCCTAAGCGGCTATGCTTTTCCAATACGTCCATTTGCGTATCTGTAAGTACGTTCCGGGTTATCCTGTCTTTGCTTGTCCTCTTGGCTTCAAACATTATTGAACGCCCACCGTATAAGGTCCCTTGAAAGTCGGGTTGTGCGTGTGTGCTGAATCTCCCTGTAAATTCTCCTGTCCTGTGGTTCTTACTCGTTACTCTGAACGGCTCGGGCGTTTTATCAATGCTTGCTATTCCGTGGCTTTCGTACATTCTGCACCCGGCTAATATCTCTCTTTCAAAGTGCTGCCCCTGTGCATTGTTAAGCCTGTTCTTATACTGCTGCCGTATCTTATTTTCGTCTACTGCTGCACCTCTTGCATTTTTCCATGCCTGCAATTCTTTTTCTGTGTCCGATTCGGTCACAATCCCTTTGTTTATCAATGTTTTTCGCTCCTTTTTGTTAATTCATTCCACGGTATCAACTGCATACGCTTTTTACCGTCCAATTCGTAAATAAATGATACTGTGCCATTCTTTAAGCTGTGTTCTGTGATAATGTCCGTTATCTGCATTTCTGCCGTGCCTAATCTTCTTGGGTAGCCTGTAATAGCCATTCCCTCAATTATCGCAACCTCTACAATATCGCCCAACTCATAAGGGCAATGTGCCGTAAATATCGCCTGTTGCATATTAACAACCGCTCCTTTCTCTGATTTCGTGAATATGTAGCTGTCTCTTATACACATCTCCGAGCCCACGAGACTCGACGTCATCTC